AGGCATCTTTACAGACCAAATGCACCGGTACAAAAACCAAAACTAAATATAAATATTGCTAAGTATACAAACAAAGGCAATACATCTAAATTAATCAAAAAATAAATATGGCAGAGTCTGTTATAAAAAATTATTTTCCTAGCCAAGTTGTAAGTGACTTGGAAAAAATGAGCTATGAGTATGGTTTAAAAGTAGCTAAAGCTATTGAAACTGAGTGGCTACATACTGACAGGGGCGCTAGTAGATATAGAACAAATCAAAATAATTTTCACAAATTAAGGTTATACGCTAGAGGTGAACAATCAATACAAAAATATAAAGATGAACTATCTATTAACGGTGATTTATCATACCTTAATTTAGACTGGAAACCAGTACCTATTATACCTAAGTTTGTTGATATTGTGGTTAACGGTATTGCAGAAAGAATGTACGATTTAAAAGCTTATTCTCAAGATCCTTTTGGAGTTAGTAAAAGAACAGAGTATATGGAATCTATACTTGTAGACATGAATAGTAGAGAGTATAGTGATTTTGTAGAACAAAACCTTGGTATAACAGCATATAACAACGATAAAGATAAATTACCAGACACTAAAGAAGAGCTTGATTTACACATGCGTTTAAATTACAAGCAAGCTGTAGAAATAGCAGAAGAGCAAGCTTTAAAAGTTTTAATGGAAGGTAATAACTACGAGTTAATCAAAAAACAATATTATTATGACTTAACAGTATTGGGTATAGGTGCTGTTAAAACTTCTTTTAACACATCAGAAGGTGTTGTTATAGATTATGTAGACCCTGCTGATTTAGTTTATTCATACACTGATTCACCTTATTTTGATGATATTTATTACATTGGCGAAGTAAAAAACATACCTATAAATGAACTTGCAAAAGAATTTCCACATTTAACGCAGCAAGATTTAGAAGAGATTTCAAAAAATAAAACATACAAGTCAAACAACAACACTAGTTATAACTCAAAAGAAGACGACAACAATAAAGTTCAAGTTTTATATTTTAATTATAAAACATATATGAACGAAGTTTACAAAGTAAAAGAAACTGGTACAGGTGCTGAAAAGATATTAGAAAAAGACGATAATTTTAATCCACCTGAAGATGCAGAAAATTTTGGCAAACTACAAAGATCAATAGAGTGTTTGTATGATGGTGCTTTAGTACTAGGTACTAAAAAAATGCTTAAGTGGGAAATGGCTAAAAATATGGTAAGGCCAAAAAGTGATTTTACTAAAGTTAAAATGAATTATGCTATTGTAGCGCCTAGGTTGTATAAAGGTAGAATAGAAAGTTTAGTTAGTCGTATTACTGGTTTTGCTGATATGATACAGCTTACACATTTAAAATTACAACAAGTATTATCACGTATGGTTCCTGATGGTGTTTACTTAGATGCTGATGGTTTAGCTGAAATAGATTTAGGTAATGGTACAAACTATAATCCACAAGAAGCCTTAAACATGTTTTTCCAAACAGGTTCTGTTATAGGTAGATCAATGACATCTGAAGGTGATATGAACCCAGGCAAAGTGCCTATTCAAGAAATACAATCAGGTTCTGGTGGTGCTAAGATGCAATCACTTATAGGTAACTACAATTACTACATGCAAATGATTAGAGATGTTACTGGTCTCAACGAGTCAAGAGATGGTAGTACGCCTGATAAATATGCTTTAGTTGGAGTACAGAAGTTAGCGGCGGCGAATAGTAACACGGCAACAAGACATATATTACAAGCTGGTTTGTTTTTAACTTCAGAAGTTGCGCAATGTTTATCTTTAAGAATATCTGATATTATAGAATACTCTCCAACAAAAGATGCTTTTATACAGCAAATAGGAGCTCATAATGTTGCTACACTTGAAGAAATGTCAGAGTTACATTTATACGACTTTGGTATATTTATTGAGCTACAGCCTGATGAAGAGGAAAAAGCAATGCTTGAAAATAATATTCAAATGGCGTTACAACAACAAATAATAGAGCTTGCTGACGCTATTGATATTAGAGAAATTAAAAATGTAAAGCTAGCTAATCAACTACTAAAACTTAGAAGAGCAAAAAAACTTGCTAAAGATCAGCAAATGCAACAACAAAATATACAAGCTCAATCTCAAGCTAACATACAAGCTCAGCAAGCTTCTGCTCAAATGGAAATGCAAAAACAACAAGCTATGGTTCAAGCTCAAGGTCAAATGGAGCAGATGAAAGCACAGCTTGATGCTCAAAAGCAAGCGCAAGAAGTAATGTATAAAAAAGAACTAATGCAGTTAGAGTTTCAAATGAACATGCAGTTGAAGCAAATGGAAGTAGAAGCTACAAAAGGTAACGAAAAACAAAAAGAAGATCGTAAAGACGAAAGAACTAGAATACAAGCCTCACAACAAAGTGAACTTATAGACCAAAGAAAAAGTGAAAAACCACCTAAAAACTTTGAGTCTGCAGGTAATGATATAATGGGTGGGGGTTTTGATTTAGGTGCTTTTGATCCTAGATAACAATTATTAATTATTATTATATTATATTATGGCAAAAAATAAAACAGAAAAAGTAGTTGAAAAGGCTACTGAAGACAACGTAGTTAAAGTTGATCTTAAAAAAGAAGTAAAACAAGATGATAACATCGTCAAAGTAAATTTAGACAAACCACCAACACCAAAACAAGATGAAGTTAAAGAAGAAATTACAAAAGATAACGCTGACGACAACGGAGTGGTTGAGCTCGTTAAAGATGCCGACACCACAGAAAAACAAGAAGAAGTACAACCGGAAGCTGAAACACAAGAAACTCCAGTATTAGAAGAAGTTACTGAAGAAGAAGTTAAAGAAGAAACAGAAGAATTAACTGAACAAGTTGAAGAAGCTGTGGCTCAAGCTCAAGAAACTGGCCAAGCAATACCGGAGAATTTACAAAAAGTTGTAGATTTTATGGAAGAAACTGGCGGTACATTAGAGGATTATGTAAGACTTAATCAAGACTTTTCTAGCTACGATGACATGACAGTTCTTAGAGAGTACTACAAACAAACAAAATCTCACTTAACAGACGATGAAATTAGTTTTTTAATGGAAGACTCATTTTCATACGATGAAGACGAAGATGAAGAAAGAGAGATTAAAAAGAAAAAGATAGCGTTAAAAGAGCAAGTTGCCAACGCTAAAAGCCACCTAGACGGGCAAAAGTCTAAATACTATGAAGAAATTAAAGCTGGTTCTAGGTTAACTACCGAACAACAAAAAGCTGTAAACTTCTTTAATAGATATAACAAAGAGTCGGAAGAGACTAATAAAATAGCGGAAAAACAAACTAACACTTTTAAATTAAAAACTAAAGAAGTTTTTAACGATAAATTCAAAGGTTTTGAATACAACGTCGGAGATAAGAGGTATAGGTTTAATGTGAAAAATGCTAATGAGGTTAAAGAAACCCAAGGTGATATTAATAATTTTGTCAAGAAGTTCTTGAATAAAAATAATGAAATGTCAGATGCCAAAGGTTATCATAAATCTTTATTTACAGCAATGAATCCCGACGCTATTGCTAATCACTTTTATGAACAAGGAAAAGCTGATGCTATTAAAGATAGTGTTGCTAAAGCCAAAAATGTAAGTATGGATCCTAGACAATCGTTTTCAAACGATAATACTAGTGGACCAAAAGTAAGAGTGCTTAACGATGACACTTCTCCAACTTTTAAATTTAAAATCAAAAATAAATAATTAATTTAAAAATAAAAAATTATGTCAATTAACGCAGGAGGTTTATTGAATAGCACGCCTGGATCAATCCAGCAAGCTACTGCTTTAAACTATTTAGACTTGGCGTCTACAGCTAATCAAGGCTGGGCGCAACAATACGTACCAGATCTTATGGAGAAAGAAGCTGAAGTTTTCGGACCGAGAACAATTTCAGGATTTCTTTCACAAGTAGGAGCTGAAGAAGCGATGACTGCTGACCAAGTTGTTTGGTCTGAGCAAGGTCGTTTACATTTATCTTATACAGCTACAATGACGGATAACAATGGTGATATCAATGGTTCTCTTAATGGTGGTAAAATAACTATTACTGACCATATTGATACTGGAGCTACATATACTGCAGGATCTCATGGTATTAGAGTTAACGATACTGTTATCATTTCAAATCCTGAAGCTGTTATAAAAGCTTTAGTAACTGAAGTATCTGCTGACATTGTAGAATTAGCTCCTTATGGTGTAGCTGATTGTTCTGCAATTTCAGACGGAAAAACTGACTTAGTTGTTTTAGTTTATGGTTCTGAATTTGCAAAAGGATCTACTTACTTAGATTCTGCTGCTGCTGCTACAGACAGAAGAGGTTCTAACGAGCCTAGCTTTAAGTCTTACAGCAACAAGCCTATTATCATGAAAGATTACTACGAAATCTCTGGATCTGATGCTTCTAGAATTGGTTGGGTAGAAATTTCTTCTGAAAATGGACAATCAGGTTACTTATGGTACTTAAAAGCTGAATCTGACACAAGAGCTAGATTTAACGATTACGTTGAAATGGCAATGTTAGAAGGTGAGCTTGGAGTTCCTGCTACTGATGCTGTAGATAACTTTTTAGGAGCTGCTGGTGACTCAACTGGTACTCAAGGTTTATTTGCTGCTATCGAATCAAGAGGTAATGTTACTACTGGTGTTACTGGTGTTAACGCTTCTACTGATTTAGCTGAATTTGACGCTATTTTAGCTGAGTTTGATAAGCAAGGTGCTATCGAAGAATACATGATGTTTGTTAACAGATCTACTAGCTTAGCTATGGACGATATGTTAGCTTCAATGAATTCTTACGGGGCTGGTGGTACTTCTTACGGAGTATTTAACAACTCTGAAGACATGGCATTAAATTTAGGTTTCACTGGTTTCAGAAGAGGTTCTTATGACTTCTACAAATCTGACTTCAGATACTTAAATGACAAAGCTACAAGAGGTGGTATCAATGATGCTGCTGGTGCTAATGCGATTAGAGGGGTTATGATTCCTGCTGGTACTTCTTCAGTTTACGATCAAACTGTTGGTGCAAGTATGAAAAGACCATTCTTACACGTAAGATATAGAGCTTCACAAACTGATGACCGAAGAATGAAGTCTTGGGTTACTGGTTCTGTTGGTGCTACTACATCTGCTTTAGATGCAATGAGCTTACACTTTTTAACTGAAAGATGTTTAATTACTCAAGGTGCTAACAATTTCATGTTAATGAAATAAGCACTGTTTATATTAAAGAACCGGGGCTTCGGCCTCGGTCCTTTTATTTATTAATTTTATTATATATTATATTATGGCAAAAAAACAAAAAACACAAGAGGTAGAGGTACCTGCTGTTGAAACTCCAGTAGTTGAAACACCAAAACCAAAAGTAAAAGTTGAACCTAAAAAACCAACTTGGGAAATAAAAGATAGGGTTTATTATTTAAAAGGCAATAAAAAACCTATATCATACATGTTAAAGAGTTCTAACCTATACTGGTTTGATGAAGAAAAAGGTTACGAAAGAGAACTTAAACACACTTCTAATCAAAGATCTCCTTTTGTAGATGAAATGAAAGGTGACCAAAGACTAGCACACGTTATATTTAGAGATGGCGTTTTGTTTGTTGAAAGACAAAAAACAACTTTACAAAAACTTTTATCTTTATATCACCCACATAAAGATGTTGTTTATTACGAATACGAACCTGTTGCTGAGGCTGCTAGTGAAATTGAGGTATTAGAATTAGAAGCTGATGCAATACTAGCTGCTAGAGATATGGATGTAGATATGGCCGAGGCTATACTACGTGTTGAGAAAGGTTCTAGCGTGTCTAAGATGAGTTCTAAAGAACTTAAACGAGATTTACTAGTGTTTGCTAGAACAAATCCTAATTTGTTTTTAGAATTAGCTACTGATGACAACGTTCAGCTTAGAAATTTTGGTATTAAAGCTACAGAGCTTGGTATCATTAAGTTAAGCTCAGATCAAAGAAACTTTTTATGGGGATCAAATAATAGACCTATAATGGTAGTTCCTTTTGATGAACATCCGTACACTGCTTTAGCACATTGGTTTAAAACTGATGAAGGTATGGAGATATATGCAAATATAGAAAAACGATTAAACTAATCAAACTGTAGAAGCGGTCGCTCTACGGGGCGACTGCAACTACTTAACAACAATAAAATGAAATCAAAAGGACTAGGCGATTCAATTGAAAAATTTACAAAAGCAACAGGAATAAAAACTTTAGCTCAAGCAACTGCTAGATTAACAGGTAATAAAGACTGCGGGTGTAACAAAAGAAAAAATATGCTTAACAAAGCATTTCCATATAAAAACAAATAACAATGGTAAGAATAGACACGGTATATCAAAGAGTTTTAGCAATAGCAAATAAAGAACAAAGAGGGTATATAACTCCTCA